ATATTGATTTAATGTTCTGTACACTTTGTAGCCAGTAATAGATGAACCACCATCATCAACTGGTGCTGTCCAATCTAATTCAATAGGTATTCCAGTTACGGTTTGTAAGTTAGTTGGGGGTTGTGGGGCTGTTGGGAGTGAGTAAGTTACTTGTAAAGTGGGGGTTATTTCTATTTCTTGACCTCTAATACTAGATGTTAAAACCTCATCATCTAATTTCATTCCTAATGCAAACCAATCTGTTGAGAGATTATTTTCTAATTCTGTGTCAGCATTACCACCCAAATCATTTACCCCAGTTCCAGTTGTACATTGATTAGTATTATCAACATAAACAAGACCGTTTGTAATATCTGACCATGTTTGAGAATTTGTATTTGTTGAGGGTTGATTTGTTAATTGAACTATATCACAATTATAAGAACCATAGGTAGTATCAACAATATCATATTCAAACTGTGTATCTGTAATAGTAGCAGAATCAGGGATAGATGATATATCCCATTCATACCATACTCTAATACAATCGTACGAATGGGCTGTATTGTATGTTCTTACATACCCATTAGATGTAGATGTACTCCCAATAGTGTTTCCATTACAAACATTATCCCCACTTGTATCATAAAGTGATTTTGCTGAACTAGGTGTTGCCGAAAATGTAGGATCTATTTCCAAATAATTAACAAAGTCACCTGAAGCATAGTCTAGATTTACTTTGTAATTCCCATCAAAGAAAATGTTCACATTACTCAATGAATCAAATCCGTCTTTGAAATCATAATTTACACTTTGAGCAATTTCAAAGACTTGAGCCTCATTATCTTCCAAGAATTGTTTGTTAAAAGATTGACCGTTTAGTTCGGCAATATTGAGAGTGTTCTCACCAATGGTTATACTTTCCCCAGTATGTACAGTTTGTGAGATTCCAAGTGGCTCATCACTCTCATTCCAAACCTTGAAAGTTTCTTTGATTCCACCGAAAATATCCACCTTTAATTCTTGCACAAACTTTTCAGTTTCCACATTAACAAAGTTATCAACATAATATCCAGTTTGATTTCCATTTGATATAACGTTGTAACTTGTACCATTGACATTTATAGTTGAACCTGTACCGTTATAACTGAAAAATATTGGTTGATTTTCTTGACCAAACAAAGTCTTGGTACTTGTGATGAATATTCCATTATCACCTTGTGAATAATTAACCAAACATTCTTCTTGGTTCACTACCATGTTTTGCCAGTTGCCATTAACGTTGTAACTTGCTACTGAACTGACACTTGGGATTATCTGATTTCCATCAAACCCGTTTTCGTAAATGGAATAAGAACAACTGGGAATATCATAAATGAATCCACCAACGCTGTTGCTTCTAAAGATTATTTGCTGATCATTGGCTTGTAGAAAATAATTTTCCCATTCACCATTCACCATAATTCTTTCAGGGTGTGAAGTCCACTTTGCCTCACCAATGGTAAAATCTTCAATCAGATCATAATTTTGTCCAGTTGTTTCAACGACTTGAGCAAAGGCTACTGGTACAAGTCCAACTAAGATTAATGGTATCACCAATAATACCGATTTCATTAATCACGACCTCTAGCACTCGCTGTCATTATTACTTTGATAACTAGAATTACAATACCCAATGTCGGCATTAATGGAACAAGATATTGTACCGTATCCTCATTGGTTTCATAGATAGTCATCCATGCCGGATTAACAAAGTTCTCAAAGGCTTGACTATCAACTACTGTAAAGAAAGCACCAAAGATCATTGGCATTAATGTAAATGCAATACCATAAGTAATTACGAAAAGAATAAGCGATAGTCCAAGATATACGAGACTACTCATAGACTTTGTTTGAATTACGAGTAGTTAAACTTTTGACCTAATCGAGATGAAAAAAAGGAAAAAAGAAGTTATCGTTCTAAGATAACATTCTGACTACTGTCAATACAACAACTGCTGCAAGAACAATCAATGTAATGATCAATAGATTGTAACCAGCTTGACTCTGTTCATTGTTGTTTAGACATTGTAAAGCCCAACCGGTTGATGAAGCTGGTGTTGTTGCGTCATAACCCTCTAAGCCTGTACAATCAGTAGCAGCTCCTCCTAAGATGAGTGTACCAATTCCTAGCATGATGGCTACTGCAATAAATGCACCAACATATCCCATTAAGGAATTATCTACCATTGATTGAATGGAATGATTTCTGATATATAATGATTCGACAAAATCGATAATTGTTTAAACTTTATTAACCAAACAAAGGGGGGTTACCCCTCTGTTTGGGTTGATTCACAAATATAGAATAATCATTACAGTATATTAAGGTATAAACGGTTCTAGGTATCTATCATTGTCGATACATTCCTGAATGATTAGATGGAGTTTGTTATGTTGTTCCTCTGTTAGTTCATTATGTTTTGGGAATCTGTCAGGTACTTTATCATCTTGAACATAGTCATACAAAGTATCACATGACCACGAATTGAAAAATTCCTGATCCATTATTACAAACTGCCATGAGATAATGATTAGTGCTATTACAGTTGGTACTGTAACTATTCCTGAAAACCTCCAACGGTAATATCGTTTTAGATGTGTTGTTACTTTGGTCAACTTCTCGTACGATTAACAAACGCATTGTAAAAGTACCCTCCTACAATTACTGCTGCAATTACAAATCCAAACGATACCCATTCGTCAGGAAATATCTGTGTGCTAAAGGCAAAGAAGAATACTCCAATAATCATGGCATACAAACCGTTTTGGTATTTGACATATACTGCTAAGATTAATACTGACACTAATGCTACTGCAAACCATCCTCCGGTAACATACATGAAACCGGCTGTGGTAGCTCCGATAAAGTCTCTGTCATATCCACAATTTTCCCACATTTGTACACCGGCTGTATAATTCATAAAACATGGTTGAGCCGAGTCAGTTGTAAATTCAGTTTGAGCATAAGAAAAGTCGATGTTACCTAATGTCATTATAATTGTAGAAGCAAAGACTAGGGCGATGTAATTTACTCTATTAGGTAACATCTAATTATTAGGTGTGAATCACTCGTTAATAACTATTCATGGCATTGGCACTCACATTTGCCTTTTTTATTCTTACAAGTGGTATGATGATAAGAAAAACAAGCTGATGAGATCAATTCTCTATCTCAACGCTGTCAACCATATCTTGCATACTAGAAGATAGTTTGTTGTAATCAACCTCTCCTGAATTAATGGCTGCCTTTAATTCCTCCGGAGTATAATTTGCCATGATCGAAGCGTCAGAATAATTCACACCTCCGGTAGCCGGTGTGTTAAATCCTCCGGTGGGAGATGGTAATCCACTCAACCCATCTCCTATTGTACTAATGCTATCTCCAAACTTGAATATGCCATCAAACATTCCTTGCTCATAGGCAAAGGCTACACCAACTACAAGTACAACAGCAATCAATCCAATAATAGCTACTTTCATGAAACTGTTTGTTCCTTTGAGTGGTGTGTTTGTAATCTTCTTATGCTCATTGTCTAGCCTTTGGATTCTTGGAAGTAACTCTCCTAGAAAACTTGGATTTGTGGCTATCAAATCCTCCTGAATAAAATCAGTAACTTTTCGTACAGGAGTTACGATACTGTCAACATCAAGTTCTGAAAGATAGTTCTTGATACTTCTAACTTCGTCAGGGTACTTACCCTCTTGCTGTCCAAACTCTTGAATCAAATCAGATATGCTGTGAGGATTGAAATCGGCTTTCTCACGCTTTCCTAAAACCCTTAACACATTAAACATCATGCGATTTACTTTTGGTAATGAGTTCTTTTGCAGCACTATTTCAAGTTCCTTTGTTTCGGGTTTGATTGAATTAAAATGAGTAGTATCATATTGAATAACCCTAAATGATTTTTCTAGTGTAACTCTGTGAATTAATATCCTAGCATTTTTCAAAGAGAAAGCAAAAAACTTGCCATCCAAATCGGCAACAAAATAATCTCCTATGGTGTGTTTAATGGGAACATAATGAAGTCGATCTTCGCTGTCGGAGATTTCAGCAGTAATGTATTTAGAAGTAAGTTTATCCCTCCCATTAAGCACACCCATAGGCTAATCTAAAAATCACGAATTATTAAGTATTCCCCCCTAATCTTGGCACAAGTAGGGGGGAGTCATTTGGAAACGAGGATGTGCTTACACAATGACAAAAATAATTTAAGAAAATAATAGATAAAGTTTCAACGTTTTTTTATTTCTCTACCGTTTTTGTTGTAGGTATGATACTTACCGTTGAGGTGTGATTGAGTTCTGTAAGAACCATCGGCATAAGTATAGATTCTCTTTTCACTATTCTTTGAGAAAGACTTTGTATCGTCTCTAGTATTTCGTTTATGTTTTAGTAGTTTTTTGTATCTCATGTTACCAAGTCCTACAAGCCCAATATCTTGCTTTAGTTTTATCTCTAGGAGGATCAGTATCGCATTTATGTCTAGCACGAAAAGATTTCTTTCTGTCAGGTCTATCTCTGTTGTTCCTCATGTTAGGATCTCCAAATCCTACTTTCTTTACTCTGTCTCCATCCCTGACATAGACTTTGTTTTGTTTGTTTTTTAATTCGGGAGCTCGTGTTGGTTTGTTTAGTGTAACTTTTCTTCCACGATATATTGCCATCTAAAACTTATCCTGTGTCTTTTCCCAAACTGATTTGCCTTTTTTCTTTTTGTATGTTCTTGATAGAGTTCCACTATAACCCATTAATCACACACATCCTTTGGTTTTACTTTAACTTGTTTTTTGAATTTTGATACAGGAGATGGTTTAAAGTATCCGATTCCTTTTGGCATATTAACCTCAACACATTATCATTTTTAAAGTTTAAACAATTCTAGGTCTTTTCTTTTTCTTTTTAGATTTGCTTTTCTTTTTGGCTGTTCTTATAATTGCTATGTTGAGCCATCCTGAATACATGAATGGACTTTGATATGATATTATTTATGATTTAAACAATTTATTGCCTGACGCTTTGGCTTCGGCTTTCTTTCTCTTTCTAAATTCTGTAAAGGTTTCCCCTCCCATAGATTCGGCTCGGTACATATTACCCCATTCGATTTCCTTTTGATACCGAGTAAGCCTGATTGTGATCTTACGCTTAACCAAGAGTAATCTTAAAGTATATGCCACTTTATATAATATCTATGATTCCGGAGGGCACACCGAAATACAATGACCTTATCGATATAGTAATTCAAGCCTCACAAAAAACAGTTGATGTACAACAAAAAGACGGTACTATAACTAAGGAACAAATACTCGATGAGGATACAGTATGGTGGAAAACAAACTCTGTTGCAGCAAATACATTTGGTAGATTTGCTTTTGAGTTAAAAGAGTTGGAGAGATGTGCTTTGAGAGCTCCTGACAATATGTGTGAGGAGAGGGCTAGAAATTTGGGTTATGAAATTATGGAGATTGGAATATCTTACCGTAGAAGTATAGACGCTAAATCATCAGAGTCTCAAAGGGATAAACAAAACTCACAGAGTACATTGATTGATAAGATTAACAAGAATAAGGTTGAGAGAGTCTATACCATGAAAGATAAGGTAAAGGGATCTCTCTTTGATAGTATCATTGGCAGAGACGCAGAGAGGGATAGTGATAATGATTAACGTTAAGACTCTGTACAAACTCTCATTAATTGGATGGGGATTACTTTGGTTTTCAGGTGGATGGCTTACATTAAACGCAATACTTGGTACTCCTAGATCATACCTAGACGCTATTGGAATTGGCTGTGCTGCAATAGGTTTGGTAATAGTGATAAAGACTTTGGGAACAATAAAGAAAATAGATATTGAGATTGATTAAAAATGTGGGATGAAAGAAAGAAAGAAAAAAGTTACCTGTTCACACAAAAAAGAATGATACTTTTAGTGGGTGGTTGGTTCGGGATTGGTTTCTGCTCGGCTCTTATACTTTTTCCATGATTTGATACCAAAGTATGTCATAGCACCGATACATACAGGGTAAAAAGCCATTACAATATCTGCTAAACACATGGGTTAAACTAACAATATTTACTAAATAAACTTTCAGAAATTACTTTTTTTGTGCCTATCTATGCCTAAAAGTTCTTTTCCCACATCTTCTTTAGGTCTTTCCAACAGGTGTTTTATAAAATTAGAATTTTTAAAATATTTTATGTCAAGAATTATGGATTTAACGGAGGGATACCCTATAACATCACAAAACAAACATTGTATTCTATGTAGCGTGTACATGAATAAAAAACATTTACATTTACATCATGTCTCATATTTTCCTGAAAATGTGGTATATACTTGTAAAGATTGTCATGGAGAAATACATCGTGCTTTCAAAAGGCATAAACATTTAGCACCAAAAAAAGGAGACGCTGAAAAATTCTATGGTATTGCTTGGAATAATAATTCATTGTTTATGAAAAGAAAAAAGATGAATATAGTTAATGACTTAAGTGTTTAGAAATTCTTTTCCCACATCTTCTTTAGGTCTTTCCATGTAGGGTTTTTGGTATTTACCTTACGCTTTTTGGGATGTTTCTTTCCAAAACAATCTGCACAGATACCGGCTATGAAAAAGGATTTGTGGTTAAGACATTCCTTACAGAGCCTATTCAATTAAAACTCCGTCTAATTTCTTTTTCATCTTGGTTACTGTTGGTGTAAAGTTGTAATGGAGTGCTAAATCCTCTAGGTTAATTGTTTTCATCTCTAAGGCTTTGTCCAAATATCTCCTACATGAAACATAGTTCTTGCTATAAGTATTGACTCCTTGTTCCTTTAGAAATTGTTTGATTATTGCTTTGACCACAGGAGGGCTATATTTTTCCTCATACTCTTTGATGAATCTGTCAACATCAATATCAGAAGCCTCCTGATTAGCCGATGAGCAAATACTACAAATTGGATCTAACCATGCCCTAGTTGGAGATATTATCATACGGAGTGTTTGATTATTGTAGAACAGTACAGGAATAAACGGATCTCTCCATTTGTAGGCAAATGTCTTTTTATTTCTCATCTTTGCAGGAGATGGAAAATATTTTTTGATAACTCCTTTCTGTCTAGCCCTTGAAAAGAAATCTACCAACCCCATCATCTTTGTTCCAACGATACCCTCCATGTTTGTATCCTCCTCACTTCCAACAGTAAGAAATAATCTAAAGTCAGCCATTCTCAAATATTTGTCCAATCCTTTAGAATAGTGATAATTGTAAATTAGAATAATTTTAACATCTTGTCCTCCCTCCAAATGTCTAATCTTGGTTACTGATTCTTTTACCTTGTTAATTGCTGTCTTGTTATGTTTTGCGTCAAGAAAAGACACATCATCAAAAATCAGGATATAGTTACATGGTTTGAGATTTTTCAAAGTTTCCTCAAAATTCATTAAATCCCTTTCATAGAATTTTTTGACAGCCCACGCAATACTAGATCGTTTATGGATGGAATGTGCCAATGCTTCGGCTAGTGTTGTTTTTCCACTATTCATGTCTCCAACTAGACCGATTCTTGTAACATCGATTTCCATACTCCAATTTACAATTTCATCAACTGCTGCAAGAAATGACTCATTCCTTATCATGTTCTCTCCTTTCCATTTTACAATCGTTGGTAAGAATTTGTCTTTCTTTTCAGTAACCTGTACAGATACTTCTCTTTCAATTAATGGCATTAGTCATTCTCCTCTCCACCGTCAATCTCCTCTGTCCATTCTCCACTCTCTTTATTCTCTCTATAATCCTCTCTGAATTGTGATGATTTTTCCTCCAATTCATTTACAAAGTTCCACGCCCATTGAGTAGCCTTTCTGTCATAAGCTGATCGGTCTTGCAGCCCATCTTTACGTCTTGGTGGGCTTGGTACTACTCCCAAAAAATAAGGCTCTTTTAATTTGGTTTCTGCTATTATGGTCTCTGTAATCTTACAATCCTTTTTACATTTTTGACATATCCATACCTTTGTTGATTTGGTATTAGTAATGATACCCTCTATCATTGGAACAATCATATCAAATACCTTAATTCTGTTATAGTCAACCCATGTTTCACAATGGGTACATTGTGCCTCGCTTTTGACTTGGGTTAGTTTCTGATATTCTATGTCAGATACGATTACCCTATACTTTAGATTCCCATCATCATCCTTGTATCGAGGTAGTAGAGAGTTCCAACTGTACAGCGATCCAAAAACCTTATCCCAATTCTGTGAGGCTATGCCCTCAATTGCCCCGTTCCTATGTTTGATGAACGCTGTATTTACGTCAGGAAGTCGGCTCTGCATATCCTCTATTTCCTTATCTATGCCTGACTTTTATAATTTCCTAAAAGCTCTAAAAGCTCCCATTTTTAAAATTCTTTTTTTATTTTTTTTTATTTTTGTTTCAATCAAAATACTTTTTCAAAATCATAGAGCTTTTAGAGCTTTCCTGTACAGGCTTATCCCTTACCTCTGTACAGCCTCACTTGTTCCTCTCTTTTTGCACCTCCAAAAAACCAAACAAACCCTTAGAGTGGAAATTGAGGTCTAATTTTTAGGCATGATTTTTAACGCCTTTATTTCGTGTCCATAAAAAATTTTTTGGAAAATTTTTTTTCAAAAATTACTTTGAGAAATTCCAAAGAAATTTTTTAAAAAAATCTGTCAAGAGTCCATACCGTTAACGTTTGGTTTTTGGCTATTTCGTTATTTCCTATAATTTGACACACAGAAACACCTGACAGATAGTATAGTAGGATTTCTTAGATAAGGGAGAATAAGAAAAAACTTTGTTGTTTGATTAAATTCTATAAGTATGATTTAGGCTTGATTCAAGCATAGTATTCTTTTGTCTCAAAATCGTTATTAGATTAACAAGATACTTTGGTAGTTTAAGGGGGGGGGGTATTTGCTAAAAACTATAAGGTAAAACCAATAAAATCGATAAAGTCCAAAATAAAAAAAATCAAATTTCATTTATAAAGAAAATAGAAAATAATGTCAAATTTGTCATAAGGTATATTACTAAGGACAATTATCCAATAATATGATTCACAACACAAATTGGAAAATTTCAAACGACTTTCTAAGTCTAATTTCCAAAAAACAAAAAGCCCAAAAATTAGGAGTTTTTTTACCAATGTCTAATAACAAGGGCTTAATTTTAGTAGGTTTCACAACCGCTAAAACCGGATTCTCACAAAGAGAATTTCACAACGGAGGTATGAAAAATTGACATATTTCGAAACCTTACTAAATGAAGTCTCAACCGGACACTTTAACGCCAATTACAAATTAATTGTAATTTGTAAATTGTCATCTAGTCCAAATTTTACAGAGACTAAAGAAAATCTCGCCATAGAGTTAAGCCAAAACAATAAGGATAAACCACACCCTTACTTTATGACACATAACACAGTTTTCGATGTGTTATCAAAAAGATTAGGTTTAGTTGAAAAAATCGATAATTCTTACAAATTAGCCGGTAAGCTAACACCTGATCAAGTAAAAGAGATCAAGAAAGCGTGTAAAAGCAAAATGGAGACGATGGCATGAATTACCAAACCCTGTTGGAGTTGGAGTTACAACAGCTTGAAGGTCTCTTAGAGAGTTTGAGAAATCCATCTTTAAGTTATGGAGATTTCCAGAAAACCGCTGAATTAATCAAACGTGGCTTAGATTTCGCGATAGCCGATAAAAAAAGGGAAACTGTACAGGAATGATTAATTTTGCACCTGCTGTACATGACCAGCCAGAATTAATTGAGGCTGTACAGAAATGACTAAAGGCTGTATAAGTATGAAGCAATTCATAAACGCTGGTCAATACCTAGAGCAAGAAGTTATCCAGAGAGCCAAAAAAGGAAGCCCACATTTTTTTAATGAGGATACAATGCGGTTTTTCGCTAGTCGAATTAGTGAGTTAATGTGGGCTAGTGGTGATCGTATGGGCTATAAAATAAATCCGATCTACTTGATAACATCCGAAGCCGATAAAGGATATTATCAGCACAAAGGAAGCATTAGAGCCTACACAGTAAGGGTTATTGATATTAATGGAAATATTAAGACCATTGGAGACTTTCAAGGACATCCGACATTATACGAAGCAAGAAAAACGATTAAAGAATTAATCGGGGAGACTTTGATAAGATGACTAGACAAGATATAACAACCAATCAAATAATTGATTTGATTATAGATAAGGAAATAGATGTACAAGAGGAATTATTGTACACAATTAGGCAAATAATCCCTAAACTAGATCAATCTCACAAAATAACAAGAAAGCTACAACGGATGTTTAATAATATGGATGAATCTGTTGAGGACTATCTAATATTGTGGGAATTGGAGAAAGAAACCGGAAAGAAATACGATGATCTAAAAGACCAAATAGCAAATAGGGAGACTCAATTTAGGGATAAAATCTTATCAACATTTTATATCAATGGTGTAGATTCTTGTAAATCAGTAAGATTAAAGAAAAAATTAGAATCTCTGTACACATCACTCGATGATCTCCTTGTAACAATAGAGCAATTACACAGCCTCAGAACAAGTTTTAGCAATGTGGAGGAATTGGTTTGACTAGAATAAACAGAGACCTTGATAAGTGTGATTGTTGTAACTCTGAAAAAACAAGCATATCATATTGTCATGTTTGTCTAAAAGATGTTTGTGATGATTGTAAAATCAACCACGCTTTGTATCACTTCGATAATGGCTCTCCGGATTGTTCGGATTTGCTTCGTGATGTTTTAGGAACTGAAGCATGACTCAATACCCAAACATCGATAAAGAAATTTACCCTGATTTCGTGATCAATGTACAGAAGTTAAACGATGACGATCTTTTGCACCTGTTAAACGATTGGGTAAATGCGTATCTACTCGATGATCTTAAATCAGCTTCAGGACACATTGAAGTTATCACAAACGAGATCCAAATACGCACAGGTTCTTTGAAATATGAAATCTGCTGTGAGTGTGGGTGTGCTGTTCCGTTGAATAGATTAACCGATCATCCTATAATCTGTGGAGACTATGCCAAAAATGACTAAAGAAAAAATATAATTCATATTGGGATAAATCACAATGAATTGTTCATTTTGTTATAATGAGTTAACAGAAAAAGAGCTAAAATATGGCAAATCTCTTTTATTTTCTATAACGTGCCAAAAATGTTATAATAAATATTTGAAGGAGATAAAACAATGAATCAAAAAGGAATGACTAAAGAAAAATTGTTCCATTGTGTAGATTGTAATGTATCAGCATATACATTCAAAGAAATCTATGCTCACACACATAAAAATAACCATGGATGGACTTCAACAAAAATAGAAAATATTCCCAAAGATGGTATTTGGATTATTGGATATTGTGGGTTTGATAGTGGTTGTTGTATGATAGGCGATCCATGTTATCAATTACCTAATCATCCAGAGCATAACATTGTACAGGATTGGGATATGTTCTGTAAATTCAGGGATGAGACAGATCACAACCCAACAGAGTTAGGTCTATCAGTTATTTTTTCAACCGGTGGAGATGGGTCTTTTCCTGTGATTGCAAAAATAAAAGATGGCTCTATTCAATGGGTAAAAATCCAACTTAGCGGAACAACGAATTATCCTGATTTGGAATTTAGTACACGCCAAATTGATATAGTCGAAACACGCAGAACTAAAAATTTAACTTGGAAATGAAATTATTCTATGGTATGAGATATCCAAAGTCTTATACCTATTCGGAGTGGATGAGATTCAAACAATTCATTCCAAAAGAGATCAACGGTAAAAAATACTATATCGATGTACAGGAAATGATGTGCAAAAAATATGATATTACTATTACTGATTGGCAACCCAAACATATCAGAACCATTAACAAAATCAATAAAGCAACCACAAAAATACTAGATGGACTTGATAAAGGAATCAAAATGACTAACACATTCGTTAAGGCATTAGATAGTCCACCAAAGAAAAAACGGAGAAAAAGAAAAACTTAGCCTATTTCTTTTTTTTATCTTTAACGTCTATTGTTCTGTAATAGGCTTTTCTCGATGATCCGCTTACTCTAATTTTTTTCTTCATGGAATAACTCTGTACAGGAATTATTTATCTTTTCAACAATGTTAAATAATTCTAATAACGATTACCAATAGTGAGAGCAAAATCAAACTATATCGATCCAGAGCAATTCAAACTTATTATCAATAATTTAGGCTCGTTAAATTTACGCAAGTGGTCAACTGTCGATGTTGAATTTTTATTCAAAATTTCTTATTGGTGTGGTCTCCGTATGCTGGAGGCTACCAAATTAAAAAAGGAGGATTTTGATCTAGTAAATCGTGAGGTTTATCTTGGTCTCACAAAGGGTAAAAAAAATCAATATGCCCCTATTCCTGTTCCTTTCATCCCTGAACTAAATCAATACCTATTATCAAAACCTAACGGTCAATTACTCCCAAAATGCAACCCTCAAATCGTTAGACTATGGACTAGAAAGTTAGGTAAATTACTTGATATACCGGCATGGACTACTCCACAGATGGAGACAGGAGAAAAAACACGCACTCATATTTTTAGAAAATCTATCGCAAAAGATATGCTCTATGGCACACATGGGCAGAAAGCACCATTAAACGTTGTACAGAAGCATTTACGACACTCTGATCTCAATACCACCTCCAAGTATCTACAAGTAAGTATTGAGGATGTAAAGAATTATTGGGATACGACAAACTGAAATAGTGGCTATCATCTTTATTATTGAGGATGTGGGAAATAATTATTCTTGCAGTAGCAATAGGATTCGAGTTAGACATTGATCAGAACCAAGTAGCATTGGATGATCTGTTAGTTGAAATCACAGAACAAGAGGAATTGGTGGCAAAGGCTGAAGCCTCTGTACAGAGAGTAACAGATGAATTTATTCAGGCAAAAAAAGATGTTTCAAAATCATGGGATAACTTTTCAAAACTGACAGAGGTTGAAACAAAACTAAACGAGACTCAACGATTCCTATCAGAGCAGAAAGAAATCCTAGAGGAATTACTGATACAGAAATCCCAATTACTACTAAAGATTTCTGAAAGTAAAAAGGCTCAACAAGTAAAGGAAACAAAAGAGTTAATCTCCAATCAAGAAAAAATGATAGGCATAAAACTTTCCAAAACCTGTACAACAATGCTAATGAATAATTTTACCACTAACTGTCCAAATTATCAGCAGTTGGAAATCCTAGATACAAGTGATAAAAGTATCACAGGGGATTTTGGATGGGAGGATGGATTTTACAAACGACATCCTAGCAGATATGTCAACAGCCAAAATTGGTATGCTCAATATGATTTCCCAATAGTAGTAGTTGATCCCCCAAACAATATGGAGATACCAACAATTACAATAGAAAACAACTTTGATAATTATTACATGGAGGATGTTGAACCATACGGATATGAGATTGAAATAATCACAATAAAGTTTGCCAATGGAACAAGTTATGAGAAAGCAATAGGAAACAACCCAATCAAACCAATCTTTAATTCGAGAACTATTTACCATGATAGGTATGTCGATAAATGTCAAAAGGCAACAATTAACGCTGATAAATGGGAGTTACTTTTGGCTGACACAATAAACTATTTGAGAAATAGATGTGATCCATCATCAACATCATTTATTGAAAAAGAGATTATACCATTCAATAGTACCTCAATAGATGTAAGAACCTCTCCTAATTGGATGGACATAAAGTATTGGGAGAGTATATCGAATCATTGTATTTTTAAATTCAGGGAGTGCCAATGAGACTATCCTGCAAGGGTGGATGTAGAAAATCAACCCTATTGAAAATCGGTACTGACTATCAGAAAGGAGTTTTCAATATGTGGTCAAGAAAGAATAATGCCTATTGTAAAGTATGCTGTTATGCTTTGGTAACAACTCAATTAAAATGTCCTTGCTGTAACAAAGTATTCACAAGGACACCAAGAAATACTTGGGCTAGAAAAAAGGCTGTTGAATTTGTTATCAGATATTGAAAAAGAATCTAAACAAGATAAAGAAAAAAGTATAAGATACAAAGCCCAACACAATTAGTTTTTTGAGCAGTTTTGGAGACACCCGATAAAGCCATCCAAACATTTTGAATTGTGATTTAATCACAGCGTCTTTACATTTATCACAAGAATGGTAACCCTTTGTCATTTTATCAGCACCAAGAAGTGTGGTTGAGTGGCATGGTATTGGTTGTTCTTGAATTTTAACCTGCCTTGAATAAAATGAATCTCATATTTTCCATACAACAAGTGAAACCATTTTTGGTCTGTTTTAGATGGCAATAACATTATCGAAATACCCCCCCTATCTGACTCTGATATTGCCTTTGATACAAACTCTTTGAGCAGGGTGTAAGGAGGATTGATGTAATTGATCTTTTTCCATTCAATGTTTAGCCCATCCCATTGAGGATTAAGAGGGCATGGATCAAAGAGTTGATACTTTTGATACCCCCAAATAGTCTCAATCTTATCAAACACTACGTCAGGGGTTACATGAATATCTGACTTTGCCGGAGGCATATAGCTCATTGTTTATCCTCCAAGTAGATTCCTATTGCAGCAGAATATGGACTAGGCATATTTGGTTTGAATTTGATTGTTTCCTCATTAGCCAATTCTTTATCCTCCTTTATTCTAAAACCAAGATAGGCATAGCATTGAACCTCATCAATCCTAGTTTTGGTTGGTGTTGTTCCTACTATCTCATCAAAGACTTTGGAAAACTCTTTCTTGTTTTTGGATTGCCATCCCTTTTTGATACAAAAAGAAAGCCATCGGTTGTAAGGCTGATTTGATTCAACTCTTTCATCAGCACCCATGACCACATACTTTGTAACAAATTCTCTAATCCTATTACCATAGAGATTCCAAACTTCCTTAACTGTACTAATATGCATTGGATGGTGTATCTTTTCTTGATTATATATCCAAGTGGCATTTTTACAAAGATAAGTGATCAATCCCTCCAACTGATCAGGAGTGGAAACCTTTTCCATGATTCTCTTTACTTCGGTTGTTTGACCACGATGGGTTTTATCAATTCTAACGATATGAGTTCTTGAATAAATGGCATTAGCGTCATCAGTATTTGGTATCTCAAAAAGATCATTAGCCATAAACATTAACCTGCTCATTGGTCTAAACGTGGTTGAGTGTTCATAGATACCCCTTGCTGTTATGCTATCTTGTGTGATCCATTTTTTGATAACATCAATATCTTTAACAGAATCGGTGTTAACATCCTGATCAATATTTACCATTTTTAACGCTGCGTCTTTTTGTGAGGTCATATCTTTGGCAAGAAGTTGTATCTTTGCACCATTACAATTATCCTTACCGAGAACATACTCCACCAACTTACAGAGTTGAGATTTGCCTGTTCCTTGAATACCAACTCCACCAAACTGTATATCAATTCCATTATACGGATGGAGACACAATGATATAAAGTCATAAAACGATTGTTTGTCTTGTGTATTTGTTATGATACTTGATACTATTCCATCAATATCTCCATAACTTGCTGATTCGTTAAACTTGTGAGGGATTTGTGTCAGGATAATATAATCAGGAGAAAACTTTGGACTAAATACCCCACTCTTTATATCATAAACTCCATTAAGTAAGCACTTTCTGTGGATGTTTGATTCGATGTCATGCCATGAAATAATATCACAAGAGTCTTCAATCATCTTTACGACTTCTGTCATATCAGAATTTTTGGACTTTACTAAAATCTCCCTTGCTTTTCTACGGATTAGGATTTCAGCGTCAGAGGAATAATATTTGTCATTAAAGAAAAGCATTTGTCCTGTAAGTTCTAACTTTTTAATATAGAATCTACCCTTGATCCATTCGGCAGCCTCCATTAATTGTGATTTGTCTAAAAGAATGTCAGCCTGACTTTGACCTAAATCAAAGGCAATTTTCTTTATCTGTTGAATGTAATCACTATCTGAAAAAACCGTACTAATGGCAACGTCAATCTCATTCTCATCAACCCTGTATCTTCTGCACCATTCAAGAAGTGTTTTGGTAATGTCAATTATTGAAACAACATTCTTGACAGTAATGAATAATTTTACCATCTCTGTCAGGGTATAGACGGATGGATTGTTACCCATGCCATGATCCAAGAAATTCTCTAGTCTTGATTTGTCATGGTCTCTTTGAAGTTGATCTTTCTCTGCCTGAATTTCCTCCTCACTTCTTTTATCAATAATTACACCATGTCTAATGTTATCACATTTGCAGGGCTTTACACAATTCTCATGGTTGTTTTTCTCACAGTATGAACATATCTCTCTCTGTCCATGATTGTCAGAAAAACAAAGGCAATTTTCATCAGAGCATTTATCATGCTCATCAATAACACAATGGGAACAATTAATCTTAGTCATATCATACAGCTTTCCCCACAATAATCCTCATTAACTTCAATACCATCTTTAAGAAAATCATCAAAGGTTTTTTGATCTGATATGTCTTTGGTACTTGATTTGTATCCCCATTTATTGTAACGTTTTGCCAATGGACTTCCATAAAGTTCAATCTGTTTTTCTAACCACTTTATTGTGTTAAATGCTAGAGTGTCATATTTTTCTAACAATTTAAGATCCCATTCTTCAGCATGAGCTCCACAATAACATTCCCCTGATCTATTGAGCCATTCATAGACCGGTGTTTTTTCTAAATCATTATCAATAAAATAATCCCATATCTGACTACCGTTTTTGTAAAGGAATGGTTTTACATAAGGTAGTCCTGAATTAAAATCCAATGGTTTTTTGGTATATTGTTTAATCTTATTTCTCATTCGTGATTCCTTTTTTCTTACTCCGGAGATAAAACAAGCGTTCTCTCCTGACTTTATTTTTGGGTATAAGAAATAATACCAAGTATGCATTTTGAGATAACCCATCCACATTGAATGATTACCTGCAAAAGCAAATCCATATTTTAAAACAATGTTGTAAAATCTTTCTTTCTCACTAGCCCATGTCATGTGTATTTTCCATCCTCGTTTTTTGGCATAGTCAACCACAAATTTTCTAGTGGCTTGTGATCCTAGACCGGTGTTGGTATAAACTATACCGGCAAAACGATCAGGATAATTCTTTGAGATAAAATCAGCCACACACACCGAGTCCTTACCACCTGAAAATAAAACATAAAATCTATCATACCCATATTTTTCAATCACTTCATCCATGATCTGATTAGGTGTTTGAGGCTCATACCATGTTAGACTTTCATCCATCATTTTATTATCTCCTGACCACAGTTAGAGCATGGATAATTTACTATTCTCTGTCCACACTTCCAACAGTTCTTTTTGGTATGTTGATAAAAATTAAACATCATGTCTCCAAATTATAAAATCCGGTCTTTCTGTTATAAATAATTCTAGCACCGTTACGCCTTAGAAGTGTAATATGTTGTCTAATTGATCTTGGAGAGCAATTACAAAAAGATCGAATCATTCCAATATTAGCCGGTTGGGTTGATAACAAATAATGAATCTGTTGAGCCTTTGTTGGTGTGTCTTTTACGTTTGAAGTATGACAGGAACAAGTACATTTGAGAGTCTTGTTTTTACATCTGCCATGAGAGTTTCTAAAACAAGCGTAACTCACGTTACTCTTTTCTAAGATAACTAATCGTTGTGGCATGGGCAAGTACAATCTCCTTTTGTACGGTTGTTTCTACCTTTACAGGCGTTATGTTGACTATTCCAACATCTGTGAGAATACCCATTTTTCTCTGATACTAATTCAATCAAGATGAATACTCCCTGAAAAATACTTTCCACTTTCCTTTACATTCTTTTAGTTTGTTGGTAACATTAAACACCATGACTTTTCCATTCCTTTTGTTTAGGAAATCCTTTATGGGTTTTTCGGCAGCCCAAGAGTTTGTTTTCATTTGCAGGAAATATAGTTCGTCTTTACCCCAACACATTCCATCAAAAAGATTCCATAAATCTGTGGCATAATATCCTGATGGTTTTTTGTAATCTTGTGTAGCCTTTTGGGTATAGATGAGATCATTCCTAGCAGTATGTGATTTGAACCAAATCTCATCAAAGCCATACTCTAAGAGCATATCCCTTACCATTTTGTTAGTAGCCCTCATTCTTGCTCTGTTATGCACTAGCAACAACAACTCCTATGCTTAGCACCACAGATTAGACATTTACGTTCTAAATAGACAAAATGTTTATCGTGGCATATTTGACATAGGAAAGTATCTGATCTATTTACCCATAGAGAATTTACATTATCAAATTTGTATGCCGGAGTATTCCCACATTCAGCACACTCACTCATTTACGTTCTCTCCATGAATTATTATTTTATGCATTAGATAGTTGACTAGAGCATTTGGACTTTCAGGAAAAGTCTTGGTACAATATTCACAGTTCAACAATTTTGCCCTCTCCTACTCCTAATGATATTTTGGTAGAATAAAAATGGGTATTAGGAGATTCCTTTTTCATCTCCCAATACATTCGTGGACTAAACATATCTAGTCTCCATGTCTAAGTGTAACCCCATTACAGTTTGTTCCGTTCTAGAGGTTATAGACGACATTATGCTAGACTCTCCTGTTTTGCCTTTGGCTCTACGTCTTTTAAAACGTAATAGTCATTGACTTTAGGATTGTTGGACTTTACTTTTTCAGTAATACAATGGATATAATTTCCTGTATTGATACTTGCAGTTAGTTTTGTCTCAACAATGTTACCGTTTGAATCGGGTTTATAGAATTTGCTTGTGATTGCTTTTCTAGTAGTATGGAAAACTGTTCCATCATAATCTTCTTTGATGGTTAGTTTTACTCCTAGACTATCATCATAGTCGCTTCGTTCTACTTTAACGATTGTGATTGGTTTGCCATCTATTTCTTTTAGACTTTTAGAGTCTCCTTGAAAATCGGCTATCTTCATTAGTTCATTCAATTCATTTACACCTCCTCTTAACTTCTGTCAAGTGTAATAAAAATTTCTTGCTAGAAAAAGTCAAGATCATTATTATCAATCTCCTTTAGTTCCACTTTTACAATACACTCGTATCCCATTTGTCTAAGTAGTGATTTGAGTTCCAATATTGCCACGTTGTTATCTTGTAGTAATGAGGTTTTATCCACAATTCTTTTTGTGATAATTTCAACCACACTCAAAGTCATTGTGAATCCCTCTCAAACTTTTCAAAGATTGCAGCCCTAATAAATTCAGGATAAGATCGGTACTTACCCATAGGCATTATCTTTTTTTCATACTTGACTTCTAGTTCTCTAGGTAGTCGGTATGTTTTCCATTCATTAACCTCTGTTTCCATGTGTCATAATTGTCATAGGGGTATTTATGCTTTTTAGTAAAATCTTATTGACTAGATTTTTACCTTAACTTTGGTATCTCTCTTTACTTGTTTGGATACTTGTTTGTCTCCAAAGATAACAGCCTCTCTCCTGAACAATCCAACGATACTATCAAGTTTAGATGATCCCAAAAATTCAATACCGGTATCACTTTTCTTTTTACCCTTTTTCTTTTTACCATTATCAGGAGATGGAAGTCCACCTACAACCCTACGTCTAGTTGGTACGATTGGAGGATTGTCCAATTTGGTTTTAGCCTTTGCTTGGAATTTGAACATTGGTCTTGATCTTAGTTTAGGTCTTTGAGGTGTTGGTGTTTTTAGTTGTTGTCTTGTTCCTAGTTTTGGAGTTTGTTTAGTCTCTAGTTTTGGAGTTACTTCGGTAACAAGTTTAGGAGATATTTTTGTTGAAAGTTTTGGAGATATTTTTGTGGTAAGTTTAGGAGATACTACTGTGGTAAGTTTTGGAGATATGATTGTTTGAGTCTTTGATATAATCTCTGATTTTGTTTGAAGAATGTTTTCAGCCTTTACCTCTACTTTGGTTTGAGGTTGCTGCAAAGTAATTTCTCTAGGCTTTACTGTTTCTCTCTTTGGGAATGTTGGAATGATAGTTGTCGATGATACAGTTTCGGCAGCAGTTGGTTGACTTGTACCTGACAATCCACCTGTGGAAATCAATGGATCTTTACTTGGTTCAGGATCACTTAATGCTGACTTTTTCTTGATAATGATCTCTCCTTTACCTTTACCCAAACTGATTTGAGTTGATTTGAATGGGCTTTCCTCTTTTACCACTTGAAGCAAAGTACCACCTTTGCCCTCTACCTCCCTTAATCCTCCCTCATCTGATTCTGTAAATTCTCTAGGCTTTTTGAAATCTCTAGGTTTGTTAAAGTCTCTAGGCTTTGGTGCTGTTGTAGGTCTAGTAAATGATAATGGAGATTTACTTGAAGTTGGTAATCCGAATTTTGGATTCTCGACTCTTTCCTGAAATTCCTTAAAGGCTTTCATACCTGTCTCGATTCTTCTTGATGATTCAGGAACAACTTCTCCTGTACCCGTACCTAGTTTGATTGATGTGTCAGGTCTAAAGACTCCTTTTCTTGGTGTAATCACATTTTCAGATATTGTATCTTGGAATCTTCTAAATGCGTTTAATCCAATTTCAGCTTTTGAAGTATATACTGTTGAGACACCTCTACCAACATTAACTGATGTGTCAGGTCTAAAGACTCCTTTTCTTGGTGCTGATGGTACAAAGTCAGGAGGCTGTCTTATCAAACTTTGAAAGTCCTTAAAGGCTTTCAAACCAATGGCATATTGATTTGTAGCAATTCTACCTACTGTACCACCTAAACTAATGCTAGTTGTTTTCTCGGCTGTCCTAAATGCAGAGGCAGTATATGGCTGACCACTACTAGCAGTTAATCTTTCATAAGTTGGATTCACTCTTGGAGATTTTACATTCACAGCAGTTTTTGTAAAACTCATTGGAGAGTATCTTGGAGATTGACCACCTGTCATTATCTTTTCATAAGTTGGATCAACTCTTGGAGACTTGAATGACACAGGAGTTGGAGATGTACCTTTAACAGTTGACACTCTTTCAACAAAAGGAACATCTTTGTATTTGATAGCAGTTCTAGGTACAACATCTCTGTATGGAAAATTACCTGTGGGTTGAACATCATTAACCACTAACTCATCTACTTGGAATTTCTTGTATCTTTTTTTATCCAAAATTTCTTGTCCAATCTTTTTGAGATCTAAGATATTAGCTCTTGATACACCTCTAGCAGCGTCAGGAATTTCCTGTGATCTTAAACCAACTGTATTGATAATATCACGATCAGTTTCAGCGTAAATTTCATTAGCCCTTGAAATATTTTTTGGTTGAGGTTGTGGTTTTTCAGAAGCTAGTTTGATTTGTTTGGCAATATCTGACTCACGTTGTAATCTTTGGGCTGTCTTTATTTCTTGTAAGATGTTAAGGTTTGGAGGTTCAGGTGCTTTTGAGACAGAAGTTATTCCCTTTAGTCTAAAAAGAACCGGACTTTGTGAAGCCTCATTAATAGCTGTAACAGTTGCCTTTGATACAACACCATAGTTAGGTGCGATAACGGTGTCAGTAATTGGTGCTTTAACTAACCTTTGTGATAACGTACCATAGTCAGATGGCTTTGGTGTAACACTAACAGCAGCCGGTTCAAATCCTTTTGGTAAGTCTATCTCATTTGCCCTAGAGTATCTAACCAATCCTTGTGGTTTAGCAGCCACTTCGGTTTTAACAGCAGCAGCCACTTTAGGAGTTATCTTTGCTTCACTAATTGCAGCAGCAGCTAGTGTTGGTGTTATCTTTGGAATTAACTTTGGTGCTATACCTGTACCGATTCTTCTACCAATATCATAGATACTTTTACCTGTGGGTACAACTAAACTTACTACCTCTCCGGCAAAAGTTCCACCTCCGTATTCTCTTATGTATTGTTGAGATTGAGCAGATACCTCACCCCATGATTTGAATCTATTATCCTCAAAAGAGTATGGAAATATTATTGCGTCTCCGGTTTGTCTTACAGGAGTTACAGTATATTGAGTTGGTTTTCTACCTAATGCTTGATCAACTAATGGTGCGACAGTTTGTTTTCCTAAATTATCAAGTGTTGATAATCCCTCAACTACTGATCTCGTTACACCAATAGGAAATTTCAATGGATCAATTATTTGATCCAATACAACATTACCGGTTTTAAATTTGGCTGCCTCATCTAAGAATTTTGATACACCGATTTGAGCCTCCTGTGTTGGTGTGGTCTTTGGTTCAGGTCTAAAGATGTATGATAAACTACCGGCTACTGTTTGTACCGGTTGATCATATCTTGCAGCAAATTTTTGAGCTGATTCATAAGTCTTGAAACTTCTTTCTTTGCCATCAGGAGTTGTAACTGTGAACATTGGTTTAGGAGGATAAAATGATCCCTCTTTAGTTGGAGAGATTTGGCTGATAGCCTCACCTGATAGTAAAGGACTAACCATACTTTTGTTTGGCTGTTGAGCCTTGAAAGGATCTGTCGTTGTTCCTGTGCCAATATTAGATGAGATTCTTTGTGATGGTATTGGTTTTGGTATTGGTGTAGGTTTTTGTAATTCAACCATGTTGTAAGCTGACATTACACCTGATTTGTTTAATGCCTCAACATCGATATTGATTCCTAAATCTTTTAGGACAGCAATGTTTGTTTGAGTTCTATTATAATCTGCAATTTGCATTTGTCTTAACTTTTCAGCCTCTCCTGTTGTTTGATAACCAAACATGGCTGTCTCTGTTGTAAATCCAATTCCAAAGTCTTGAGCTTTGGCTGCTGTACCTTGTGCCACAGTAACACGATCAGCCACATTTGTTCCAATGGTTAATGTTTGTGAAACCATTGTAGCACCTATACCAGCTCCACTCTCTAAAGAGCCTGTACCACCTAATCTTTGTAATTCAGTTACTTGGGCTGCTTTGATTTGTGCGTTGCCTGAAGCTCTTAATCCGGCACTCATTCTGCGTGAGGCTTCAATATTACGTCTATCAGCCTCTACAATTTTTGAATATTCATCTGAACTTCCACCAAAGTAAATGTATTCGGCTCTACCCAAGATTGTGTTATCCCATCTACCTCCACCGGCTGCCTGATAAGCTGATTCAAATCTTTTGTATTCTTGGAAAGCTTGTTTGGCTTCTGTACTTGCTGTTTTCTCAAAAGCCTCTTTACCATACATTGTCTCCTTGTATTGCCATGCGATTTGCTTGTATTCTGATTGAGTTAACGCACTAGCTAGTTTTGCTTGTGCCTCCTCATTTTGTTGTCTTAATTGATTAATAGAATTTTCAACTGACTTGTACATTTCAGGACTACCTTTACCGGCTCTAAGATTTCTTTGAATTAGTTCTGATCTTTTTTGAGATAACCAAGCTTCCTCAATTTTTAATTCGGCTTCAGCCTTTGCCTTTGCTTCGGCTTCAGCCTTTGCCTTTTGTTCCTGTATTTTTTTTGCCTCTACTTCTTCTTCTGCTTTTAGTCTTTCCAACTCTGCTTGTTGTTGCTCGTATAATGCTAGGTCTTTTTCATATTGTGCTTTGGCTTCCTGATATTCTATAATTCGTTCTGACTCGTATCGTTGAGCCTTATCTTGAGCCAATACCATGAAAGTTTATTCATTTGGTAATACTTAATTATTTAGCATAATATGGATAAGCATGGCTGATATATCACTCCTAGAGTTCATTGTTTATGGATTGGTATGTTATACCGGTATCATAATGTTGATCATATCAGCCTTTAGAGAAAGTCCTAGCACCGTCTCGCAAAGTATGGTAAGAGTCATTTGGCTCATACCATCAATTATTTGTGCTTTCCTTTTAGCGTCAGCCGGACAAACAATTACACTTTATGATATTGTAATTGAGACCGATGATGGTACAGCCGGTAGCCATGCCGGACTAACAGTTACAGGACATGAACATCACAGTATAACTTTACTTGCACCTGTTTGGGTAACATTACATTTTCTATTCTTTATCGTGATGTTACTGTATGTGATAATAAACGTGCTAATGTTATTTATCAAAAGAGACTAACCAAAAACAAAACTCACAAGTTTTGATACACTCTAGCCCATCACATTCTTTACAGTTACAGATCAAATTCCTCTAACGTATCCAATGATGGCTCTTGCCAATAATAATACATACAATGCGATAAACAGAGTTACCCAAATTTGTGGTACGCCAAACAATAACAAGATATGGAAAATATATGTTCCTGTCATTAACTCAATAAGTTCCCAAGCTACAAACGCTGCACTTGTGGTAAATGTTTCTACTTTATTATAATATGTAGAGTTGCCTTGAAAATCAGCACCTACAATGTTTTGTGTTCTTGTGTTAAACTCTCCCTCCTGAATATAACCAACTAATGCTGACTCTATTGGCTCTCCGGTTACCGGACTAATCATTGTAACTCCAAAACTAGAAGCTACTGTATATTGTACCCCTAGCATTGAAAAGCCAATCGCATACATAGCTATTATTATTGTTAGTGCTTTGTCAATCATCTAGTGATCCTCTCTGCACCGGCTACGCCTAACACAATTATCAAAGCTATGATACCTATTATTCCCTCAATATCTCCAATCAGATTAAAGTATCTAGCTCCTCCCATAACTACAACAAACATACCGATTCCTATTGCCGGATGGGTTCTGTTAAATCCAATCATACCTATAATACCAACAGCCAAAATTATCAAACTGACACCTCCAATACTATCACTTCCTCCAAGTGTACCATCAGTAAAGTCCTTGATTTGTTGAATTGAAATTATAGAGTCAGTTGTATTATTCCCTACCTCATCAGTTCTAAGAGTGTATGAGGCTGTTATTGTGTTATCGGTTGTATCATGGCAATCAATCTCAACTATGTTACCGGCTGAATTGTTAATTGTAAATTCGTGATAAGCGTCAACACCGTCAAGTGTCTCTGATATTGATGGGTATTCTTGTGTTGTTCCTAATGCCGGTTGACTAATCTCACAGTTTAATTCTAAAGCCGGATCAAATGTTGCAGTAATAACATTAGTAGTATTGTCTAATGACTCCATTGTGAAAACAATGTCTCTAGTGTCAGGAGTAGCTTGACCGGATACTGTAATATCTCCAATCTCAATTTGGCTTGTAACCTGTCCGGTTACAATATTACCCGTTGCATTTGTTCCATGAATTGTAATTGGTGCTACTCTAAATGAAAACTCTACGGTAGGATCAAAGCCTGAAATCTTTGTGTTAGTATCCTGTATGCTACTAGAGTAAATCGTTTGAGGTACACCGGCAGGGGTTGTATAGTTTAGTTGGTATCCTGTGAAAGTACCATAGAGAGTTGGTTGACTCCAATTAAGGACAAACTGAAGCAAGTTGTTTGTGGTTACTGTCAAATCAGTTACAGCGTTAGGAAGATAATATGTTGTCATGGAATAGGTGTTGGAATAGTTTGACTCTCCAAATGGTGTGATTGCAGCCACACGATAAACATAGACTATGCCTTGTGTCAATCCGGTATCAGTATATGTTGTATTTGTGTTACCGGTGTCGGCTACTATTGTGGCATAAGCATTACCAACACCGTCAGCCCTCTGTATGTGATAGCCGGTTACACCGGTAGATGGGGATGGTGCTGTCCAACTCAAATCCATGTTACCGGTTATGGTTGATGAAGCTGTCAACCCTGTTGGAGCTGGAGGCAAAGTTGTGTAATTGATTGTTGCCGAAACACCATCCCCAATGCTAGACAATGGCGTGATACGGTAATTGTACTCAACCACAGGTGATAGTCCTGTGTCGGTGTATGTTGTAACGATTCCAATGTTTGCAGATAAGACAGTAAAGCCTCCTCCAACCGGAGATTCTCTTTCAAGTTTGTATCCGGTTACAGGATAGCCATAAGGAACAGCAGCGTCATAATTTAGAGTGATTGATGATAGTGTGGATGAGGCTGTAAGGTTTGTTACAGCGTCAGGTACACCCCATACAGTTTCGTTTAATGTATTGGATGAGTTTGAATCTCCAACGTTATTTGTTGTAACTACGGTAAAGTCATAATTTGTTTTAGTGGTTAATCCTGTGAAAGTGTATGTGGTAAATGTTGTAGTGTCAACCTGTATCCCATCAACAAACATCTTGTAAGTCGTGATGGCTGAACCTCCGTTATCCGGTGCTGTCCAATTTACAGATAATGTTGTTGGAGTGCTAGAAGTAAATGCCAAATCAGAAACAGCACTAGGTACTGTTGGAGTACCAATCAAATTACTAGGTGATAGATTACCCTCACCTACACCGTTAACGGCTGACGCTTTAAAGTACCATACCCCTGCACTTGGTACTGTGATGTTTGATGGGTTACTGACGTTACTTGCTTGTAGGGTATATGTAACATCATCACTTGAAGTGTAAATATTGTAACTTCCAACAGCACTACCACCGTCATTTAGTGGGGGTGATACGGTAACGGTTACGGTTAAGGGGTTTGGATCAGGGTTGTCGATTGAGAGTGTCAATCCTTGTGGTGCGTCAGGTAGGTTTGGTGTTGTAACTTGTGCAGAATTTGAATCAACAGAAGTACCATGAGTTGATACTGCCTTAACGGTGTATGTGTAAGTACCGGCTGTTGGTACAATATCCACATAACTTGAAATTAGCCCAACTGTTGTTACCAAAGAACCGTCACGCCAAATCTCAAAGCCTGTAAGAGTTCCACTACCAACATTCGTTGGTGCTGACCATTGTAGGAAAACATCTCTAGGTGCTGTGGCTGTGTTTTGGATTGTTGCACTTAATCCAGTTGGTGCGTCAGGGGGCGTACCAGCTAAACCTGTGGCTTGTGCTGAAAAGCCAGAATCACCAACGGCGTTAGTGGATTTTACATAATAGTAGTAAGTGTTACCACCAACAACACCCGAATCATCATAACTTGGGGTTGTTCCAGTTGTTGCAATTTGTGTTGGCTCAGTTCCCATGTCATAAACAGTTTGAATTTCATTTGAAGTTAATGCGGTGGAATCGATAAAGTATTCATCTATTGCACCGTCTAAGTTAATTTTATGACTACCTGAAACTGTACCCAAATCAGTTGAATCAGTTGCTGTTGCTACTGATTGTCCGTTTTGGTATAGTGTCCATGATGAGCCATCACGAGTGAGTGCATAGTGTTGGAAATCTGAAGTGTTGTCAGTTAGACCTGTGGCTGAGATGATTGTTGATTCCATACTGTTTGTTGGTGTAACTGCCAAGTTTTCAAATTCAATTACAACATTATTAACAGAAGAATTTGTGTTATCTCTATCAGAAATGATGATGTATCTAGCGTTTGACATATCAACACCTGACACTGTTGCTGAATGTGAAAGACTGACACTTGTTCTTGAACTGTTCATCAAATCACAGGTAAAAGTTGTTCCGTCATAAGATAGTCTAACATAATTTGTTACACCGTTACTTGTTGTATGAGTGCCAATATCAGTTGAGGTTGCTGTTCCGTCATAATATCTACAATTCATATTATTATTTGCCTGTGTGGTTATACCGATTGCATTTTGAGCTACACCAACCCCACCAAGTGTGTCAGTGATTAAGAACTCAGTTCTGTGTGAGAGATTGTTATTACTTATTTTTGTAATATCAATATCAACTGTCCATGTTTGCAAGTTAGCACCTTGACTTGTATAGTAATCATAATATGCAGAAGTGTCAGTTGTGTCCAAATCCCCATTATAATAAATTCTATTATTTGCAGTATCGATACTTATTTCTGAATCAGTTACAGTCCAGCCAGTTGAAGTTCCAAAGTTAGTTGAGTATGATGGTGCAGTTGCTAGTTTAACAAAATTTGCACTTGTTGTTCCAACATTGAAAACGGCACCACCATTTGAATTTGTGAATCCGAATAGTTTGGTGTTGGTTGGTGGGTTGTAAATTTGGTTTTCTAAAGTTGAACCTGTTTGTTCAAAATTATAACTCATCACTAAATTAGTAGTTGGTACTGTGGTTGTACCACTGCCTGAATTATAAATTGAAGAAATTTCAGAACTTGATAATGCTCTTGAATATGTTAATGTTTGATCAATTTGACCATTCCAAAAAGCCGTTCCAGATGTTAATCGTGCACCAATAAAATGATCAGTGTTTGTAAAGTACCCTGCACCACTTGTCACTAATGATGTATCTTGAGCTTTTTGTACACCATTAACGTACAATGTTAATGTATTTGCTGTTGAATCTCTAACACACGCTACATGATACCAAACCCCTACACTAGATGTGGCTGAATCATAAATATCATCTACCGTAGTACCTGTACCATAAGAAACACAATAGAATTTCCCTGCACTATTCATTCCAAAAAATTGATCACCATTACTACCGTCGCCTGTTTTAAAGAATATATTATCTTCAGTATTAGTATCGGTATTTACCCATGTTGAAAGTGTATATGAGTTTGAATTATCAAATGGGTTTGAGGGTAAATCTACATAATCATTACTTCCGTCAAAATCCCAAGCATAGGAATCTACTTTGCCTGTTGCACTTGTTGTTACCCCACCAATTTGTGTACCGTCTAAAGTTGAATCTCTAGTCAATGCTTGTTTCACCCAACTACCAACCGTAAATGAATCAGTAGCGTCAGGCAATAGGCTAGATGTTACTTCGAGGTTTGGTGTGGAAATTGCGTCAGAGATTTGACCTGTGGTTGTTGTTCCAGCATTTGCTGTAACTGAAATATTGTTAGTTGATTTATCTGGAATTATATCTTCTGTTGTGGTAGTCATATCATTATAGAATTTGATATTAGAAACTGAACCGATTAATTCTGAATCAGAAAATCCTTGTATACTGGTCACTTTGATATACCGTAATCCTGTAAGACTAGACGGAATTGTTATTGTTTTTGACTCTAATAATGTTGAATATCCTGAATCAGAATAAAGATTAATTGTAAAAGATGTTGCTGAATCTCTTTTCATTTCAACATAAAGTGTTTCTGCTTGTGCTTGTCTTGTAAACAATGTTGTTGTTTCATTGTTAGGTGCTGAACCGTCAGTTTCTACTGCAAATATGTCAGTCTTTGTATTATCAACTCTAATCATCAATCCCAAAAAGTCTTGTGAATCATTGATGTTGCTATTTATACTTCCAATTCCATGTGAAAAGAAAACATCATTGACAGCACTACCTTGTGTAACTGTATCAATGTCTAACTGTGAACGAATTATCCAGTTAGTATTTGAAACAGTTGTCAAATCATAATATGCTTGTGCTAAATGTGAATTGGTTGACGGTACTGAAAAATCAATTTCTTCATTTGTTGTATCTATGGTTACTTGTGTTCCAGTTCCACCAGTTGTCCATGAACTCGTTGACAGGTCAGCAGTATATGTTGGTGTTGCTGAAACTGTTTCAAATCCATGTAACAACAATTCATTATCAGTAAAGTCAACTGGTGTTGTACCACCATTGTTTGGTAGTTCGGTCATAACATATTGATTTAATGTTCTGTACACTTTGTAGCCAGTAATAGATGAACCACCATCATCAACTGGTGCTGTCCAATCTAATTCAATAGGTATTCCAGTTACGGTTTGTAAGTTAGTTGGGGGTTGTGGG